GGGTTATGACACCCCTCAAAGCGTCCACTGACAAGTATTTGGACAAAAAATTTTGGCTGGATGCCAGTGATCGCTTGATGTATGAAGGCAAAGCCCCTGAGCTTTCTGATACAAAGCGGGCACGTATGCCAGCGTTCTTTGAACACGCTAATCCTAACTTACCGCAATATGCCTAGACCTCCTTCAAAGGAGGTTGACGCTCGTTACAAAGACAACTTAAAGCGTAGGTATAACCTAGAAGTTAAAGAGTATATAGCACTGTGCGAAGAGCAAGGAGGTTTGTGCGCTATATGCCGAACCTTTACTCCACGCCTTTGTGTTGATCACTCACATGAAACTGGTGAGAACAGAGGACTACTGTGCCATAAATGTAACGTGGGCCTCGGTCAATTTAACGACAACATTCAACTTCTAGCAGATGCAATCTCCTATCTCGCTAAATATGCTTGAGACCCAAGGTCTCCAGCTTACTTCTCTTGTAGCACAACTAGAGGAGAATTTCCCACCACTTAATCCCCACCCGGATGACTCACACTCATTAATTATGTACCGCTCTGGCCAACGTTCTGTGGTCGAGTGGATTCAACACCAACTCACTGAAGAGAACAATGGCTAAGAAAGATAAGGCTCCATCACTAAATAAACTAGTCCAACAGTATGGAGCTAACGGTAGTATTAGTAGCAAGGAGGCAATGAAGATCTCCAAAGCTACTGGTGCAAGTGCTGCTCAGGTTGGTTATGTAGCTAACAAAAGTAACATTGGTCTTGGAGCTAAGTTTGCTAATCAGCTTGGTACTGGACCTATGCGTAACATGAGCGTCAACCAATATGCAGGAATGCGTGAGAGCGCAGATAAAGGTTTATCTAACTTCCTGACTGGTATCCAAGGAGTACAGCTTGACAAAGGTCAAATGTACATGGGTTCTACTAAAAAGGAAACCACTGGATATGGTGGTGCCGGTGATGGTGCTGGTACTTACACCACTACAAGTTACACACCTATCGTTACCACAAAAGGTATGAAAGGTATGGCAGCTGGTACTCAAGGTGCTGGTGATGTAACAGGTAAAGGCAAAGGTAAAGGCAAAGGAAAAGGTAGAAACAAACCTGGTGGAACCCTCAGCATCGGAGGTATTGATACTACCGATATTACAGACACTACCGCTACTACTACTACCGCTGTTGATACAACAGACACAACTGATCTTGAAGAAGAAACACAAACACCTGAACAAGTTATCCCTCCTGTAGTACCTACTGCAGAAGCAGCAATGCCTACTAGCCCATTCTCCTTTAGTGGAGCCTTTGGATTCAGGGCTAGGGGTAGAGGAAGGAAAGGCAAGGGAGTAAGGAGCACCAGAATTGGTCAAGGTAGGGCTAGTACTCGTATGATGCCTACCTCTTCACAACTAGCAATGTAATGTAAATGACAGCTAAAACAAGATACGATTATCTAAGTAAGTATCGTACCACATTTCTAGACACAGCTGTTCAGTGCTCTCAGTTGACTCTTCCTACTCTTATCCAACAGGATGATGATGTAGGACGGTCAACAAACCTAAGGCTAGTCACACCATGGCAAAGCGTTGGTGCAAAGGGTGTAGTGACACTGGCATCCAAATTGATGCTGGCTCTCCTGCCCCCTCAAACCAGCTTCTTTAAGCTACAGATCGACGATTCAAAGATCGGTGTTGAACTACCTCCTGAAGCACGATCAGATCTTGACATCTCTTTTGCGAAGATGGAGAGGTCAGTCATGGAAATTATAGCAGCATCTAGTGATCGTGTTACTGTGCACCAAGCCCTCAAACATCTTGTGGTTGGTGGTAATGCGCTTATCTACATGGGTCCTAAGGGACTTAAGTTATATCCATTGAACAGGTATGTTGTAGATCGAGATGGTAACGGTGAAATCCTAGAGATCGTTACACGAGAACGCATCAGCCGTAAACTACTTGCACCTATCCTTACTGCAAGTCTTCCTGTTAATCCACCTGGTCAGGAAGGCTCAGAGAATGATGAAGATGTAGATGTTTACACACATGTTAAACGAGACAACAATCGTCTTGTTTGGCACCAAGAAGTATTTGATAAGATCATCCCTGGATCTCAAGGTAAGGCACCACTAGATGCTAACCCTTGGCTTGTCCTCAGGTTTAATGTAGTAGATGGTGAGTCATTTGGTCGCGGTAGAGTTGAAGAGTTTCTTGGTGATCTTCGCTCATTGGAAGCTCTCATGCAAGCACTCGTAGAGGGCTCTGCAGTCGCTGCTAAGGTAGTCTTTACCGTCTCTCCCTCCAGTACCACCAAACCACAAACACTATCGGCTGCAGGCAATGGAGCCATCGTTCAGGGTCGTCCTGATGACATTGGTGTTGTACAAGTTGGTAAGACAGCAGACTTTAAGACTGCTATGGATATGGCTAGTGTGCTAGAGCGTAGATTGAGTGAGGCGTTCCTTATTCTCAATGTTCGTAATAGCGAACGCACTACTGCTGAAGAGGTTCGGATGACACAAATGGAATTAGAACAGCAACTTGGTGGACTCTTCTCCCTGTTGACTGTTGAGTTCCTTGTTCCTTATTTGAATCGCAAACTCTCTGTTCTACAAAAAACACAAGAGATCCCACGCATTCCTAAAGACCTTGTGCGTCCTACTATTGTTGCTGGTATCAATGCACTTGGTAGGGGACAAGATAGAGAATCACTTACTCAGTTCTTCACTACTATTGCACAGACACTAGGACCTGAAGCACTCATGACTTATGTCAATGTTGATGAAGCAGTGAAGCGTCTTGCTGCTGCTCAAGGTATTGACGTACTTAATCTTGTTAAGTCAATGAGTCAGATCCAAGAAGAGCAAGGGCAACAACAAGAACAAGCTATGCAAATGGAGCAACTTAAGCAAGCTCCTAACCTAGCTAAAGCTCCTCTTATGGATCCAACCAAAAATCCACAACTAATGAATCAACTCAATGGACAGACAGAAACCAACGAGAACCCAGAAATCGAGCAAACCTCAAACATCCCCGGAGGAAGCCCCTTCGGTTGATATCGTTGATGATCAAACCAATGGTGATACGCCTTATATGAAGCGTACTAAAATTGGTGAACCCACCATCGGTCGTTCCCCCGATTTTGTCAAGACAGTAGGTCTTGGAAATCTAACCGTTATCACAGCAAATGGCAAACGAAATTACACTTGATCCATCTGAACAGGTAGAGGGTGAGCTCTCTGCTGAAGAACTTGATTCCCTGGAAGTTGGTGAGCGTCTAGCTGAACAACAGAATGAACTTCTGGCTGGTAAATACCGTTCAGCAGAAGAACTGGAGCGTGGTTACCTTGAACTACAGAAACGACTTAGTGGTAAAGAAGAACCTGAGGTAGAGGAAGTACCACAAGAGGAAGAGGAAACTACTGAAGAAGTTGGTAGTCTCTATGAAACGATTATGGATTCATACCGAACTGGTGAATGGGATCCTGAAGTTGTTAATGCAGTTGAAAACATGAGCCCAGTTGATGTGGCTAACATGTTCCTTGAGAATCAACAAGCTCAACAACAATCTACAATTCAAGCTACAGAATCTGACATTGAACAGATTCAAGAAGCAGTTGGTGGTTCTGAAGAATACCAAAACATGATGCAATGGGCAGGAGAAAATCTTTCTGAACAAGAGATCTCTATGTACGATACAGTGATGGATCGTGGAGACCCGCTTGCTATGTTCTTTGCTGCACAGGCTCTCAGTGCACGTTATCAAGACGCAGTAGGTTATGAAGGTGAAATGCTTACTGGTAGTGCACCACGTAATTCTAGTGATGCCTTCCGTTCTCAAGCTGAACTAGTAGCAGCTATGAGCGACCCACGTTATGATAAAGATCCTGCCTATCGTGCTGATGTAGCCGATAAACTTGAACGATCTAATTTGCAATTCTAACCCACCTAATGAACGACACCAACATTTTCGCTAAAGAACCCATCATGTACACCGACGAATCCTACACTGTGCCTCACAACGAACGTGCTGAACTCCTCAATGGTCGCCTTGCTATGCTTGGTTTTGTGGCTGCTGTTGGCGCTTATATCGTAACCGGTCAAATTATTCCTGGTATCTTCTAATGCCTCTAAAAAAAGGATCTTCTGATAAGACTGTCTCTGCTAATATCCGCAAGATGAAAGCAGAAGGTTATCCTCAGAAGCAAGCTGTTGCTGCTGCCCTTAGTAGTGCCGGTAAATCTAAACCTAAAAAGAAAAAGTAATGTCTTGCGGTAAGAAGGGCCATAAAGGAAATGGCACAAAGAAAAAGTAATGTCAGTCTAAAGATTGGTGTACACAAATCACGCACTGGCGGTCTTACGGCTGCTGGTCGTGCTAAATATAACAAGGCTACTGGCTCAAACCTAAAGGCTCCACAGCCTAAGGGAGGACCACGTAAACGTTCCTTCTGTGCTCGTATGGGTGGTGTGAAGGGACCAATGAAGGACGAGAAGGGTAGACCTACTCGTAAAGCCCTAGCCCTACGTAAGTGGAAATGTTAAATGGCTAAGCCTGGTCTATACGCTAACATTCATGCTAAGCGTATGCGTATTAAAGCTGGATCAAATGAGAAGATGAGGAAGCCTGGTTCTCCGGGTGCTCCTACTGCTTCTCAATTTAAGAAGGCAGCTAAAACAGCTAAAAAAAATTAAGGAGAAACATCTCATGGCATTCGGTTCTGCAATTTCGGCTATCGGCAAGATGGCTAAGTCAGCTAAACAGAATAAACAAGGTGCTCCTGCTCGTGCAGCAGCAGCTCAAAAACAACTGCGTACTGGTAAGGCAGGTGGTGTGTCCGCACCTAAACCAGCTAAGCAAGGTGCCCCTGCTCGTGCAGCGGCTGTACCTAAGCAAAGTATGGGTGGTGGTAAAGCTGCTCCCCAACCTTCTATGAGCAGCTGGAAACAAAAGAAAGGTTAGTAAGTCATAGAGGCTTAGCCCCTAGCGAGTAGTGCTGAGCCTCTTTAATGAGTAGATGGAAATATAAATGTTCCTTGCTATCTTATTATGATTCCTCTTCTAACTACTCTATCGGTGATTAGCTCTTGGTATGGTCCTGGTTTCCACGGTAACCTTACTGCGAGTGGATCCCGATTTGATCAACATGCCCTTACTGCAGCGCACAAGACACTCCCCTTTGGTACACGTTTGAAAGTGTGCTTTAAGCGGTGTGCCGTTGTTCGGGTAACAGATCGTGGTCCCTACGTTCATGGTAGGAGCCTTGATCTCAGTAAAGGTGCGGCTGATGCAATCGGTCTCACTGGTTCTGGAGTTGGACGAGTTACAGTAACACGTCTTAACTAACAACACATGACTACTACTCTAGTAGCACCTAAGTCCCAGACTAATCCCTGGGACTCTTATTTGAGTTGGGTAACCAGCACTGAAAATCGTCTTTATATTGGCCACTTTGGAGTCCTTATGATTCCAACCTTGTTGGCCGCTGCTACATGTTTTATCATTGCGTTCATCGCGGCTCCCCCTGTCGATATTGATGGCATCCGAGAGCCCGTAGCTGGGAGTTTAATGTATGGAAACAACATCATATCGGGAGCCGTCGTACCGAGCAGCAATGCCATCGGACTACACTTCTACCCAATTTGGGAAGCTAATTCACTTGATGAATGGCTCTACAACGGGGGTCCATTCCAACTTACAGTTTTCCACTTCCTCATTGGCATCTATGCTTACATGGGACGCGAGTGGGAACTTAGCTATCGACTAGGGATGAGGCCTTGGATCTTTGTCGCATACTCAGCACCTGTCGCCGCAGCTACGGCAGTTTTCCTTGTCTACCCGTTTGGTCAGGGTAGTTTCTCCGATGCTATGCCTCTCGGTATTTCGGGAACCTTCAACTATATGCTCGTCTTCCAGGCGGAACATAACATCCTTATGCACCCGTTCCACATGCTCGGTGTCGCTGGGGTGTTTGGTGGGTCGCTATTCAGTGCAATGCACGGTTCATTGGTTACGTCCTCGCTTGTGCGTGAGACTACTGAAACGGAAAGTCAGAACTATGGTTACAAGTTTGGCCAAGAAGAAGAGACCTATAACATTGTAGCTGCTCATGGATACTTCGGTCGTTTGATCTTCCAATATGCAAGTTTCAATAATAGCCGTAGTCTTCACTTCTTCCTTGCTGCTTGGCCTGTTGTTGGTATTTGGTTTGCTGCTTTGGGCGTTTCGACCATGGCTTTCAATCTTAATGGTTTCAACTTTAACCAAAGTCTTGTCAGCTCTGAAGGGAAAGTGATTAACACTTGGGCTGACATTTTGAACCGAGCTAATCTTGGTTTTGAAGTGATGCACGAACGTAATGCTCACAACTTCCCGCTTGATCTAGCAGCAGCTAGCACAACTTCTGTAGCACTGACTGCTCCTACCATTGGATAATTATGGCACGCGCTAATCCTTTTGATCCGAAGCTGTCTTCGGTCACTGTCCAATATGTCACCACTACTGCAGGTTCTCCTGCATTTGCTACTGCATACGGTGAAGCTAATCAAACGCTCATTGAGATGAGCCCTAAAGGTGTTAAGGTGCAAGCTGGTACGCTTGCTACCTGGCCCTAACTTTTAATCGGATTGGAGGCACCTCAGAGTAGGACCTCCTTTTCTTTGGCTTAGGCCGGTTACGACCGATACCCTTTGCCATGACAGTCGGAGAGACGACATTCAAAATATGACAACAAAAAAATTCTAGGATCCTAGAGAGACAACGCAAACAACTCTCTCTTAACTATTGTGGCTAACACTCTTGTAACTCCTGTAGGTCGGATTAATAATACTAGTTCGACCCCTCTTGCTCTTGGTACTGCTTATGATACCAAGTACGCAACTTATCTGAAACTGTTCTCTGGTGAGATGTTCAAAGCCTATGAAGGCGCGACTATCGCCAAAGGCACTGTGCAGAGCCGTACCCTGAAGAATGGTAAGGCAATGCAGTTTATCTTCACTGGCCGCATGGAGGCGGCTTACCACGAGCCCGGCACTCCGATCCTGGGTAGTGGCGATCCTCCGGTGGCAGAGAAGACCATCGTCTGTGACGACCTTCTCATCTCCAGTGCATTCGTGTACGATTTGGATGAGACTCTTGCCCACTACTCCCTGCGTTCTGAGATCGCTAAGAAGATTGGTTATGCTCTCGCTGAGGCATATGATAAGAAGATCTTCCGTCAGATCGCTAAAGCTGCTCGTGAAGCTCACCCCATCACTGCCGCTCCTGGTCCTGAGCCCGGCGGTTCTGTGATCCAACTCGGTGCTAACAAAGAGTACGATGCTCAGGCACTTGTGGATGCCTTCTTTGAGGCTGCTTCTATTCTCGATGAGAAGAACCTGCCCAAGCAAGGTCGTACTGCTGTTCTCAGCCCTCGCCAGTATTATGCACTGGTGTCGCAGGTGGACAGCAACATTCTC